ATCAGATCCGCGAGGCCAACACCCAGTTCGATGCCCAAAAGCGCAAGATGGGCGAGGTCGCCCAGCGGCAAAAGCGACTGACCGAAGCGCAACAGCGCTACCACCGCAGCATCGGCCGCGCCAACAACATGACCGGCGCGGGATTCACGGCCGCAGCCACCGGCGGTGCCGCCCTCTACGGTGCCAGCCGGTTGCTCGCCCCCGGCGTCCAGTACGGCGAGACCATGAGCCGCGTGCAGGCCCTGACCCGCACGGACGACAACGACGCCCGGCTCAAGGCGTTGAAAGAACAGGCCCGCGAACTGGGCTCCAGCACTGCCTTCAGCGCCTCCCAGGTCGGCCAGGGCCAGGCGTTTCTCGCCATGGCGGGCTTCACCCCCGAGGCCATCCGCACCGCGATCCCGGACATGCTCAATACGGCGCTGGCCAATGGGTTGGATCTCGGCCGCACGGCGGATATCTCGTCGAACATCCTCAGCGGGTTCGGGCTCGCACCCGACCAGATGGGCCGCGTCGGCGACGTCCTCACCGCCACGACGACACGCGCCAACGTCGATCTCGAGATGCTCGGCAACTCCATGAAATACGTCGCCCCGCACGCCAAGGCCATGGGCCTGTCACTCGAGCAGGCCGCCGCCATGGCCGGGCTGTTGGGTAACGTCGGGATCCAGGGCAGCCAAGCCGGTACCACGCTACGCGCGATGATGACACGCCTCGCCGCGCCCACCGGCAAAGCGGCCACGGCGCTCAAGACGCTGGGCGTCAACGCCAAGGACGCCGACGGCAACCTGCGCGACGTGCCGACGATCCTCGCCGACGTGGCCAAGGCCACCGAGAACATGGGCAACGCCGAGCGTGCCGGCTACCTCAAGCACATCTTCGGCGAGGAACCCGGCGCCGGCATGGCCGAGCTGATCGCCCAGCAGGGCGCCGCCGGCATCGAGAAGTTCACCGGGATCTTGACCCAGTCCGCCGGCGAAAACGCCCGCGTGGCCAAGACGATGACCGACAACATCGCCGGTGATCTCAAGGGGCTACGCTCGGCGTGGGAAGAAGTCGGCATCAGCCTGACCCAGACCAACAAAGGCCCGCTGCGCGACTTGATCCAGACCGTCACCGCCGTCACCCGCTGGATCGGCAACTGGATCAAGGCCAACCCCGAGCTGGCCGGCACCCTCACCAAGGTCGCCGCGGGGCTCGCCGCCCTGGTGGCGGTAGGCGGCGCCCTCACCGTCATGCTGACGTCGATCCTCGGCCCGATTGCCGCCGTGCGTTATGCCATGATGTTGCTCTCGCTCAACCCGGCGGCGCTCACCATCATGGCCATCGTCGCCGCCGTGGCCGCCCTCGCCGGCGTAGCGTATTTGATCTACAAGAACTGGGGTGCGATCAGCGGCTGGTTCGCCCAACGCTGGGCCGACGTCAAGGCCGCGTTCAATGGCGGCATCGGCGCCATCGGGCGGCTCTTGCTCAACTGGAGCCCCGTTGGCCTGCTCTATCGCGGCATCACCGCTGCGCTCTCCGCGCTCGGGGTCGAGGTCCCGGCCAAGTTCAAATCACTAGGAAGCGCGATCGTCGACGGCCTGATCGGCGGCCTGACGGGCAAGCTCGCCGCGCTGAAAGACAAAGTCGTCGGCATGGCCAGCGACGTGAAGGGCTGGTTCGCTGACGTGCTCGATATCAACTCCCCATCCCGCGTGTTCGCGCAATTCGGCGGCTACACCATCGACGGGCTCAACCAAGGGCTGGACGCCCAGCGCAACGAGCCCGCGCGGCGCATTGCGCAGATCGCCAAGAGCGTCACGCGCGCCGGTGCCGGCATGGCCCTGGGCGCCGCCACGCTGCCCACCGCCGCATCGCCCGACGTGGCCCAGCAAGCGCCGATTCGCTTCGATACCCGGCCACCGCTGAGCCAGCCTGCTCCGCGCGAATCCGGCGGGCTCACCATGGGCGACATCAACATCGAGGTGAATGCCACGCCCGGCATGGACGAACGCCAGCTCGCGCAATACGTCGCCGCCGAAGTCCAGCGCGCCCTGGAGGACGCCCAGCAAAACGCCGACGCCCGCCGCCGTTCCGCTCTGCACGATACCGAATAGGAGATTGCCATGTTGATGGCCCTGGGCATGTTCGTTTTCGAGGTCGGCAGCGTGCCGTACCAACAACTCAAGCGCGCCACCGAGTGGCGCCACGCCTCGCAATCCCGCGTTGGCGACCGGCCCGCATATCAGTTCGTGGGCCCCGGTAGCGACACCATCACCCTGAGCGGCACGTTGCTCCCCGAATTCACCGGCGGACGGCTGGATCTCGACGAGATCCGCGACATGGCCGACAAGGGCCAGGCGTGGCCGCTGGTCGAAGGTACGGGCCGGCAATACGGCCTGTGGGTGATCACCAAAGTGGACGAAACCTCGAGCGCATTTTTCCGCGATGGCGCCGCAGCCAAGATCGACTTCACGCTGACCCTCGAGCACGTCGACGACCGGCGCACCGACCTGATGGGCGACCTGACCACCTCCACCCTGGCGCGCCTCGCGGGGGCCTACGCATGAGCGACACCACCGCGCAGCGCTACCGGCGCCCCAGCTACCGCATCACCCTCGGCGGTACCGACATCACCCCGAAGATCGATGGCCGGTTGATCAGCCTGCGGCTTCGCAGCCAGCGCGGCCTCGAGGCTGACCAGCTGGATATCACCCTGGCCGACCACGACGGCGCGCTGGCCCTGCCCTCGCGCGGTGCCGCGCTGCGCGTCGCCTACGGCTGGCAGGACTCTGGTTCGAATGGCCAGGGGCTGACCGACAAGGGCCTGTTCACGGTCGACGAGATCCAGCACAGCGGCGCGCCGGACCAGCTCACCATCCGCGCCCGCTCGGCCGACATGCGCGGCGCGCTGCCAGGCAAACGCACCCAAAGCTGGCACGGCCTCACCGTCGGCGAGATCATCGACACCATCGCCCAACGCCACGACCTCAAGCCGGTGATCGGCGACACCGTGCGCGGCATCCGCATCGGCCATATCGACCAGACGGAAGAATCAGATCTCAACTTCCTGACGCGCCTAGGCGAACGTTTCGATGCGGTGGCCACAGTCAAAGCCGCCCGGCTGCTGTTCACCCAGGCCGGCGAAGCCCTGACGGCCAGCGGCCTGGCCATGCCGGCCGTCACCCTCGAGCGCCGCGACGGCGACCGGCACCGCTACAGCGCCACCGATCGTGACAGCTATACCGGTGTGGTCGCCTACTGGAACGACAAGACCAACGCCGAGCGCCAGCGTGTCATCGCCGGCAGTGACGAGGATGCCAAGGAACTGCGCCCCACCTACGCCACCGAAGCCGACGCCCTGGACGCCGCGAAGGCCGAATGGCAACGCGCGCAACGCGGCGAAGCCACCTTCGACATCACCCTCGCCCACGGCCGCCCCGACATCCTTCCCGAATCACCACTACGGGTGAGCGGCTTCAAACCCGACATCGACGCCACGCCCTGGCTGGTGACCGAGGTGGAAGACTCCCTCGACGACAACGGCTTCGGGACGCGGCTGAAGTGTGAGGTGCGGGGTGGGGAAAAAGCGACGAGCGGATAGGCAGGGCTAGATTTAAAATCGGCTGGGCAATGCCCCACCGAGTGCGCTACTTTTCGCGTACAGCGCCAGAGTCACGCCGCACTGACAGTATGCACCTCAAGATTAACCTTCAGCGTCTTACGGACCGCACCGATGATCGCAGACAGATTGTCCATGCCGGGATTGCCCGACGGTGACAGCATGCGGTGGAGGCTCTTACTGGGCTTGCCAGTCTCGTTGGCCAGTGCCTCGAACCCCACGGTTGCATTGACCAGGTCGCGGAGCATCGCGCGCGCGGTGTCGGGTTCGCCATTGAGAAACAGCGTGACGGCCTCATCCAACATGGCTTTCGCAAACGTTGGATCGCGTTCGACGCGCGCAGCAATCGTCGCCTTGAAATCACGAGTCAGTGCCATCTCACTTCCCTCCCTTCTTCGCCTGGCGCTTGCGCCGCTTGTACTCGTCGCGTAGCGCCTTGGCATTGTCGATATCGGCCTGCTGACGTTTTTTCGTACCGCCGCCGAACAGGACGATCAGTTGCTCACCATCGCGTGCCAGATAGATACGATACCCAGGCCCCCAGTCGATGCGGTATTCACCGATCCCCTCGAACCATTTGATGCTCGACGTGTTGCCCATCGACATACGGTACTCGGCGGTGGCCACCTTCGCCGCGGCCTGGGCATCGAGTCCTTCAAACCACTCTTGGTAAGGGCTGGACCCGTCATCACGTAGAAATTCTCGGAGCTCGATCTTCATAGAACCAATGGTAACTTATAAGTTACCATTCGGCAAGCAAACAACCAGATGTAGTGCGAACGGGAATGCTCTCGCCGCGATACACCGTAGAGAGCCGCGCTTGGCTCACCACCACGCCCCGTAGATCCGACCGTCTGGCCCATCGCGATTCCTTGGGGCCGACGGTCGGCATCAGGCGCAAGCGCCCACCGATGCGATGGGTCTTGAAGAGCCGCTGCTCACCTTCCAGGTCTACCACCACCAGATCCGCGTGCCCGGCGGGCTTCTGCTCATCGACAACCAGCAGGTCACCTTCCATCAGCGGGCCGTTCACGCCGGCTTCTTCGCTCACCTCGACCACATAGCAGCTCGGGGGAAAGCCGGAGAGGTCGTAGCCTTTCAGCGCGGGATGTTTGATACCCAGCATCGCCGGCCCTAGGTAGTTCACGCGCATGTTGTCCCTGCCTTTTTAGTGTGGTTTTTGAATAGCCTAATTCTGTATAAACAAACAGTTCAAGACCAGCACACGCAACGGCTAGGCACAAAAAAGGGGCCGTATAGGCCCCGCGTTGGCTAACTGGCTAAGCGATCAATCGATGGCCGAAACTGAAAACATGTTGCCGAATAGATCGTTTTGACTATAAGAGTACTCAAGACCATTTAGAATTCGAGTAACTTCAGAGTCTCCCGCCTGTTGCCTATATTCTTCGGTCATTTGCAAAAGCATGTTGAGAACATCACGCGGCGGCCAAGATTCTTGAGTCGCTGAGAAAACCCCGGAAGCTGTCATCATGACGTTAGCCCCTGACTGGAGTGTGCCATCACCAGAGCCAATAAACATTAGGTCTCGGATATCATCCGTATAAGGCTTAACCGTCACCAGCATTGCCAAGTTATCATTGTAATTCTCACTAACACTCCGCTGCACATGTTCATCACCGAGCGCGGGAATCTCTCCTCTTGACCGGAAAGGGAGGTCGAATACAGCCATCGCATCGTTGAAGCGTTTAGTGAACGTCTCAACATCAACGCCTATATCACTTCCCGCCTGGATCTCATCGCGTCGATCAGCTATGGAATTGCCCGATGCCTCCGACGTATTTTCGAGGGCGACGTCCTCCACTGCCTCGGAAGCGGGCGCCTCTTCACTGTTAGGCTGTGAGGCAACGGCTTCCGCCTTGGATGCCTCAATCTCGGTGGGATCTTTAACAGATGGTTCCGCCTGGGTGGATTGTTCAGCACCAGCGGTTTGAGGTGTCTCATTCGAAGACTCAGAATCAAGAAGCCCCATGGCCGCTACAACAATACCGGCGATGAATAGAGCCCCAACTCCACACACCATGCCAGCGAAATGGCGGGTGATAGCCCCAGTTCCTTTTTGCCGAAACTTATTGGCAATCCAGTACCACGCACCCACGAGGGAGCCCAGCATAATTAAAGCAGCGATAATATCCTTCATACCCTTTCCCTTGCGTTTTTTCGCGGCTCTTTGGCCACTAATGTTTGATGATGAAATCTCCCGGCTCAGCCCAGGATCTTGGCCTTCTGCTCGGCAAACTCTTGATCGTCTAAAACGCCGCGATCCCGCAGATCAGCCAACCGCTCGAGCTTGCTGACGATATCATCGTCGGAACCACTCGCCGACGGCACCGACTCACTGGCAGGAGCTGCTGGACTCGGTGCTTGCAGTTGGGCACGGACCCGCTCGGCGAAGTTGGCCACCGCCTTCTTCGGCACTTGAGAGATTTGGTGTTTGACCGAACTCACATGGATATCGATCTTGCCCATCATGAGGCCGGTCTCGTAGGAGACAGAACTCACATGCCCCAGCCGGAACTCCGTCTGCCGCAGACCGTACAGCATGCCCTTGTCCAGTAGCAGAATGCGCTGATCGGTCAAAGCGATCAGCCAAGTCTTGCTGTCCATCATCCCAGAGGCCAGGCCCAGCACCTGCTCGCCGTCATACAGGACCTCGGGGAGGTGCTTCATCTCTTTCTTGGTGAAGAACCCATCGTCGCCCATTTCGGCACAGATGCGCTTACACTCAGCCAGAAAGTCTTCCTGGGTCGCATTCTTGAAGTCGAAAGCCATGCTCACATCCCCTCTTCCATGCAGTACTCGATCATTTCGTAATCCAGTCCCCACTCGCGGCTACAAGCTGCCACGGCGCTATCGCTGTAGTCGCTCTCGAGCCGGTCTCGTGCTGCGCGCTGCTCATCGATACAGTGCTCGACCATCTCGTGGTCGGAGCCCCATTCATCACGGCAGTAAACCGACACCTCATCATCCGCATCTTGGGATAGCCGCTGTGATGCGGCCGACTGTTCGCGATAACAGTGAAGCGCCATTTCGGCATCGGGGAGCCATTCTTGAGCGCAGGCATCGCGGATCGGGCCGGTCGCTTGCTCGAAATGACGGGCCGCGGCGCGCTGCTCGCTGGTGCAGTAACCGCGCATCTCGGCGTCGTTGGGCCATTCACTGGCACAATAATCCGCCTGGGTATCGGCGAACACGGGAAGGGAAAGGCTCATAAGAGCCAAGGAGAGAAAAACACGCATCATTCCCTACGTCTCCTTGCGTTTACTTTGTTCTGCCCTTGTCAGGCTGCTTTTTATTTCTATCGACTGCCTGACGACATAATGCAGTTCTGTGGCGATGCAGTTCTGCTGTTTTACAGTTACGCGATCCTGCCAATACGCACTTCACACCGCCCTAGAATCTCGACTTCGCGCATCTGCTCGGGCGGGATCATCTCGGGTTCGTAGTGCTCATTATCGCTAATGAGATATAGCGCCCCACCGGCGAGGCGCTGCACGCGCTTGATGCGACGTTCGCCGCTGATCAGCAGCAGGAAGATCCCCTCCTGCCGGTAATCGGTATCGGCGCGATTGACCAATACCCAATCGCCATCATTCAAGGTGGTTTCCATCGAGTCGCCGCGCACCTTGATCCCCGCCAGGTGCTCGGGGCTCAGGCCCAGGGCGTTGAGTTGTGCCGCCGGAAAGCGAAGGACGCCCTCGACGCGCTCCTCCTCGAGCGATCGCCCGGCGCCTGCCGCGCCTTCGACGTCATACATCTTCACCGCCACGCCGTCATTCGACGCGCCAGGGGACGCGGTCACCGGCGCGCCATCGCTCACCCGCTGGGCGCTGACGCCGGACGCTGAATCGCGGCGACCGGTCAAGACATAGCTCACGTCCACGCCTTCGGCATCCAGTAACGCGAGATAGTCCGCTTTAGGCGAGCGCTGATCTGTTTCGTACAGGCGCTGAGTATTTTTCGTCACACCCGCCATGTCGCCCATTTGCGTCTGCGTGAAGCCAAGACGCTCGCGTTCATGACGCAGGCGAGTCCCTATAGAACTCATATAGATCCCTAACGCCTTGACAGGCGATTCATTTGAATCCATGCTTTGCTTCAAACGAATCCACAAAGCATCCATTGGCAATTTATAGAGGCACCAAAAGGAGCACACCCATGACTCATACAGCACTCGATCCTCGCGATCACCTGCTAGCGCGCCAGGCCTTGATGGAGGTCATGGTCCAGCAAAAGGAGTTCACCTGATGACCGACAAGCGCCTTATCTCCCCTGCCGCTCAGAAGGCTCGCCGTCGCCAAGCTCACCTTGAGGAGCTGCGCGATCAGGCGCCGGCATTCCTCGACGTGCACGGCATGCATGTCGAGCTGGCCCGCTGCACGACCGCCATGCGTGATGCCCTGTTGGCCTACACCTCGCCGAACATTGCCGGTGCCCAGAACCCGCTGGCCGACCTCGAAGCGATTGAGGCCGAACACATCGATCGCGCCGTCATCGAGCTGGCCATTCGTCTGGTGGCCAGCGGTAAGAGTGACGAGGCTCTCGAAGATGCCCTGGTGAGCGTGCGCCGTCATCTGGAGGACCATTCTCTCCAGCGCAAGCCCGCCCGGCTCTACGGTCAGTGAGGCCGTCAG